GCCTACATGCGATATGTGGCGGTAGTATGAAGAAATCAACGCTTTGCGCAAGTATGCGCACAGAAGCGTGGTATTGGAATCTAACTGCGGGCGGTCTGCGATGGCTTTTGCCGCAAATTCTTCCGTTTTTAATGGCAAAAAAGAGACACGCAGAGATTGCGTTAAAGGTATTGGCAGGCAACCAACGAGGGCGAGGCCGACAAATGCCTTTTGAGACATTGCGCCCATTGTTGGTGGAAATGCGTTCGCTCCAAAAATCCGGATACAATGGTGACATAGATAAAATACGAGCCTCTTTGAGAACGTGATTTGTATGGTGAAATCGTAAATCAACAATCGGAAATGGTAAATGAGAAGGGGCGCTGTTTGAGAAAGCAGGTGACTGATGGCGACAGAGCCGTTAGATAGAAACAAAACAACTCTTACGCATCGCGTGACCTCGTTAGCTATGATTTATTTGGAGAATCGCGGGTTTAAGCCTATCGAAACGGAGGTGTTCATTGAGGGGTTTGGGATAGTCGATGTTGCATCATTTGTCTATCCGACACCAATTGAATGTCATAAATTACGACTGGCGAACGAGCAACGATTTGGCCTGGATAAGCAAGATTATGGTGATATTCAGTTTCGCTACGGTCACATCTTGACAGCGGTTATCGAGGTCAAGGTGACACGGGCCGACTGGCTTCGGGACAAAGAGACGAAATTCAAACAGAGAGCACCGGCGCATTTGTGTTATCTCGCGTACCCAAAGGATTTGCTTGAAGCAAAGGACTTACCTGAAGGATGGTTGGGCCTGGAAATGGATAGTACCGGGTATCGGGTTAACAGGCGGCATTGGAATTGGCCTATGGTACATCCGCAACATCCGGGCGATGTCGTAGATTTTGTCGGCGCTGTGGCAATCAAAGCAGACCATCGCACTCGATTTGCACGGCATCGCACGATGATGAAGATGCAGCGAGCAAAAGATGGGTTGAGCAGAAGGAAAGTGAATGATGGCAGGAATAAAACTAACGAAGGCACAACAAACACTAATTGATGCGATGAAGGCCGGGCACCGCCTCTGGGTGTGCAGGGACGGACATTACGAGCTGGATGACTGGAGGTTGAACATTCGGGTCCAGAAGAGAACTGTCCAACTCCTGTTGAAATTGGGACTGATAGAATGGGATGGATACGAGAACGCATCACAGCTAAGTTGTGGTATGCGTGGATTATCCCCAGTAAAGCGGAAAGGTAACTGATGGCTGAGAAACCGATACTAATGACCGGCTGGAGCGTGCAGCGGATACGGGCAAAGCAAAAGACGCAGACACGGCGGCTTTCAGGGCTTCAAGAAGTCAATAAAGAACCGGACAACTGGACGTTCTTGGGCTTTAATGAAGTTGGCGAAGCGCGCTTCCAATGGGGCGTAACGTGCAAGCCCCGCTATCAAATCGGCGACCTGCTCTGGGTACGCGAGGCGTGGTGTTCAGGTGATGAATGGGACGATACGAAACCGTCTGAGATTGACCCCTTGATCTGTTCTGATATTTGGTATTTTGCCGATGGGCCACGACCGACAGAGGGTTGGGGTAAGACGCGGCCAGCTATCTTCATGCCGAAGTGGGCTACAAGGATTTGGCTTGAGATTACAGGAATTCGCGTGGAGCGTGTTCAGGATATAAGTATAACCGACCTGTGGGCGGAAGGCTTAGAGTTTGGTGTCGGCGCAACATCTCAAGGGTTTATTCAATGGATACAACTTTGGGACTCTCTCAACGCCAAACGTGGCTATCCGTGGAAATCAAATCCTTGGGTGCGCGCGATTGAATTTCGCCGCTGCAAGTAAGGGAAAGGCCGTGGTGAGCTATGAAGGTCCGACACGAGACTAACTCGGTTGTTATTTCAGGCGGGGAACTGAAAGAGCGGCGGAAGAAAAACGGACTCTGCCAGGCGGGTGTTGCAACAAGACTCCGGGCGGCACAGATTGATACAATTGAGTTCTATGATTCAGGTGGGTTTCAGCACATCTTACACGTAGACCAGAATACGATTTCGCGTTTGGAGCATTGGAAGGGCGACTTTATCCTGCCGCTCAACATATATGAGGCGATTAGCAAGGCGCTAGGCCCTCTCTAACTAAAGCGACTTGTCCTTGCGTAAGTGAAATAGCCTTCATAACCAGAGCCTCCATGCAAAACAGGCATGGATTGTCAAGACGGATACTCGCAGAAGTGCCTCGACGCACCATGCCTGAACATTGCGAGATGTGATAGTGCGAGTATCCATTTCAATCACAAGTTTATCATATCTATCGGCAGCCGTCAAGCGAAAAATAGAAAAAAATAAAAAAATTTTTAGGTAAGTCTGTACCGTGCAACGGTTAAGCCGTTTGGCTTAAGTAGCCTCTTGACAAAAATTGGGCAAATGCCAATTTTGGATATAATGAGTAATGAGACGCCAAAGAAAGCTGTGAAGAACAAGAGAGCCGGAGGCAGACCAACGAAGTATAAGCCTGAGTATTGTCAGCAAATCATAGACTTCTTCGATGTTGAACCTTACGAAGATGTTGAAATCCCACATTATCACCCAGGCACCAAAAAAGTCGTTTGGACTGACAAGAAGCGTATGCCGCGCAAATTACCAACACTCAGAGACTTTGGCAAAAGCGTAGCCGTAGACTATTCAACTGTGTGGAATTGGACACAAGAGCATAAAGAGTTTTTCGATGCTGTTACGCGCGCGGAGGAGCTTCGCAAGGATTTCTTGATTCAGAACGGTTTACAGGGCCTTTACAACCCGAAAGCGTTCACGTTTGTGGCCGTGAATCTGACGGATATGCGGGATAAGAAGGAGCAAACCACCACAAGCGCCGTTACGATCACGTTGGGGGATGAGGAGCGGGCGATTCTGCGTGATATGGGGGCGAAGCTGCTCGATGGTTGACGTTACAGTAGACAAGCTGTTGGCGGCTTCACCGGCGTTCTGGGCTCATAAGAGCAAGATTCAGCTACCTGACGGCCTATTTTCCTTTACCGGCAGGGAATACCTCAAAGAGTCGATGAATGAGGACGTACCATTGTCGGCTGATATGAAGGGCACCCAGGGCGGCGCTAGTTCAGTGCAAATGCTGAAGTGCTTGCACGCGATGATAACTGGTCGTTATCCCAAAGGCGTATTGTATTTATTCCCAAATGCCGACGAAATGGGCGACTTTAGCAAGTGCCGATTCAATCCGATTATCAACGACAATCCTGACACTATAGGGCGTTTTGTACACGATACGGACACTGTTGGCCTAAAAAGAGTGAACAGCAGCTACCTGTTCATGCGTGGCGCTCGACTTAGCCAGCGATTAAGCCTAACCGAGAAGGCTTCGCCAAAGTTGAGCGGTATTCCCGTAGACAAGGTGGTCTATGATGAGTGGGATTTCATGGACCCGGGTGTACGGGAGAAAGCCTATGGCCGTATGGGCGACAGTGAATTCAAGCATGAAGCGTTCTTAGGCAATCCGAGTATCCCCGACTTCGGCATTGACCTGATATGGCAGCAGACGGACCAGCGGTATTGGCAGATAAGATGCTCTAAGTGCAACGCCTATACCTGCTTAGAGCTTGACTTCCCGGACTGCATTCAATTCGATTCTGAGGGTAAGGGTGTACGGGTCTGTATCAAGTGCGGGGCTGAGATAGACCGGACCAAGGGTGAATGGGTGGCCAAGTATCCGCAACGCAGCAAGGAAGCTGTAGGGCGTCGCTGGAGCCAACTCAACAGTGCCACGGTCGACCCGGGTACGATTGTCAGGGCATGGGAGCATCCACCGGACGGCAATATAGCCGATGTATATCGCTTTCGGCTGGGTCAGCCGTATATTGAGTCAGAAAACAGACTTACGGTTCAGCAGGTCTATGCCTGTTGCAGCTCTGAGGGCATGTACCCGAGCGATAGGGGCCCGTGCTGTATGGGTGTCGATGTAGGCGGTACTTTGCATGTAGTAGTCGGCAAACGTACTAAGACGGGCACACCGCACATAGTTCACGTAGCCGAATACAAGGAGTTTACGGACTTGCCGGAGGTTATGCGGCGGTACAACGTGCAGGCCGTGGCTATAGACTTATACCCTGAGACGCGGGCCGTCCGGCAGTTCCAGGCCAGCGCAGGGACATACGAGAGCATATCCGGTGTGAGCGTTACGTGCTACATCTTTGGCGTGGAATACTTGGACAAGCAGGTCCGCGGCGTGGTCGAGGACCAGCAGGCCCGTGTACTGAAGACCTCTCGAACAGAGAGCATGGACGGAGTTCACGCCATTATTGCCGATGGGAAGGCGGTGTTACCGGCTCGCAGCGGCAAGATGGAGGAATACGCAAAGCAAATGAGCAATACAGCCAAGGTGTTGCAGGAGGATGAGAGAGGTAACCGGTTGTATAGATATATTCGCTGTGGTGACGGTCAGGACCATTACTATCACGCCACCAACTACTGCCTGATGGTTCTGAACCATTTGCCGCTGCACGCCGAGGAGCCGCCGAGTCAGTATCCGGAGGCCCCCGACAAGCGGTTTTTGGGATTGGAGAAGCGGCCACAAAGGTCTGGTGGGGCGTTGTCGGGTCTGCGGAGGGGGGCGTAGTATGCCGTACAAGCGTATAGGCCGGACTGTGTACAGCAAGAAGGGCGGCAGGTGGCGTAAGAAGCAGAAATGCAAGAGCGTAGCGAACGCCAAGTCGGCGATACGGCTGTTACATGCCAGACCGGGGCATTGAGGACTGATTATGAAAATACTACACGAAGATTTCGCCATAGTTGACATTGTAGCTCTGTTCAATTCCATCAATTTGATTTATTTCCTTCTTTGGGTGGTTTGATTATAGCAGAGAACGGATACGATGTTCAGGTCGAAATCAGGCTTATAGACTTGTACGGCAAGGCGTCTACGCCTCGTGCCGGCCGCGTGTTGGCAAGCAGCCCGATACTTGCGCGTTCTTTTGAAGATGCTGTTTCGGCTGAAGCCTTCATGCGCCGGGCTTGGGTGGCGAATAGTGAGTTGACGAGAGACGATTGCTGCGGCCCTGAGTTGAAACGTCGTCTTGATGCCTGGGCTGAGGGCACGTTACGGTGTGAAGGCTTAGATGGTGCAGTAGAGGCGGTTTGAAGGAGAAGCAATGAAGTCTAGTCAGTGTAAATGGCCGGAGGAACCACATCGGCACGATAGCCCAAAGCTCCGTGGCTGTCCGTGTTGCGGGCGTGAAGCGGCTATGGAGTTACAAATAAGAGACTTTCCGCGCTCCAGCAAAAAGCATACCGTGTGGGAATGTTACAACTGCGGCGCGCGGATACCGGAAAAAGCGCCTGGTACGGCCGCGTTGTTTGGAGGCAAGCCATGAACAGGCGTGACTTTATGAAGGCGCATGATGCCTGAGCTATTAGGACAATCTGTTGAGCGGGACAAGGTGGCCAAGACGATAATCGGCCATGCGCAGGTGCTGGAGGATGTTCGGCGGAAGGACTTTGAAGATGTAAAGCAGCAGGCCGTGGACTTGACGTGCCCGGACAGGGGCAACGTATCTGATTTCCGATCTGGGGCCAAGGGCGGCATAACGGGCTATGATATTTACGATGATGAGGCGTCTCTGTCGCTTGATACGTGCGTTGACGGCTTGATGGGTATGCACATGCCATATAGTCTGCCGTGGTTTCGTTCGGCGTTTTACGAGAAGACGATTGGCGAGGTCAAGGAGGTGCGTGGGTATTTTCAGGATTGTGATGAGATTGCATTGGACATTTTGCGGCGTTCGGACACGTTTTACGAGCGGATGCCGATAGCCCTGAAGGACGGCTTGGGTCCGGGGGACGGGGCGGCCTATGTGGAGCCCGATATTGCCAACTATACCATTGATATTATCGTGCCGAATATCTGGCAGATGTACTACTTGAGGGACGACCACGGCAAGTTACTGGCGATACACAGGCACTACCGGCTGTCGGCGATTCAGGCGTTGCGGATGTTTGGAACGATTGAGCAGTTGGGTGAGTATAACGTAGCACCAGAGCCGGGAGTCTACCTCAACACGGGCAATCTTTCGTCCGAGATTCTAAACAACTTGAAGCACGGGCAATTTCAACACGAATATGAGTTCATCCACGCCGTCTACTGGAATACGGCCTACAATCCACAGGGTCTGGGACCTGCTTACATGCGTTGGTCGAGCTATGATATTCAGCGTTTGGCAACTCCGGCTTCGGCGGCGTTGTTGCGGAGCAGCGGCTATCATACGCAGAACCCCATGGTTTTCACGGTGAATCGCGGTTCGGGGGAGGACTATGGCCGGGGCATAGCGGGCAAGGCCATAGTTACCATAGCCACGGTCAATCAGTTGACCAAATCGATGCTGGACAGCGCCCACTGGCAGGCAGACCCGGCGTGGAAGATTAGCAAGAACCTTCTGGCCAGTGCCGAGTTATGGCCCGGCGGCAGAATACCTATCGGCGACAAGGACAAGGAAGACGCCGAGGCGATAACGATGCCGGGCAATACGCCGTTCTCAGTGGAGGAGCGGGAAAGGATAACCGACCACCTTAAAGAGCACTTTATGGTGAAGTACTTCGAGATGTTCACCAATCTTGGGAAAGATATGCGCGTTTTGGAGCTGATGGAAATGCGGGGCGAAAAGGCCGTGATGATGAGCAAGTTCATGGGGACCGTCAACAGATTCATCGACGGGATATTGGACAGGGTTCGCAACATAGCGTGCAGCGCCGGCTGGTTTCCTCCGCCGCCGCAGATAATCATAGACTTTCTCATGGAGCACCAGTTTGGGCCGCAGCCGATGAGGAAGGTCAACATAGACCATATCGGGCCTATTTCGCAGATACAGAAGCAGATGTTCGAGATGCAGCCCGTGCAGCACACGCTGGCGGCGTCCGAGGCGAACTTCGTCATCGCGCCAGAGACAAAACATCATTTCAATTGGGACAGGATTCAGGAATACACGATGAAGGCTTACAACTTCCCGGTGGAGTTGGAAAACACGCCGGAAGAGTTCAGACAGCAACGCGAAGCGTACATTGCCCAACAGCAGGCGGCCCAGGTGGCGGAGCAGGCGGCGGCGGTGGCGGATGCTGTGCCGAAACTTCAAGGAAAAACAGAGGAAGGCTCGCCGTTGGCGGCCTTATCAGGAGCGGCATGAGCGTAAGAGATTATTGCAGACAGCATTACTGGCCGTACTTGTGTCGAACAGGCAGACACCAATGGGAGGTCGTTAAGCAGGCAACGCGCAAAGAGGATGGATTGGAGCGTTGTGCACGGTGCTCTGAGGAGTGGGTAATTCCACATTATTTCACGTTTGACGAACTACGGGGACGGCAGGACGAGACCCTGCCGATGATAGCAGATATGCTGTCAAGACCTTGGCCGATAGTGCAGGATTTGCCGTGTGTTTCGGCAGGGGCGGCGTAAATGAATTACGGTATCGTCGGTATGCGTAAACATAGAAGAGCCGGCCACACGGTAAACAATAATCATTTTACCGGCACGGCAAGAAAGAACGGTACGCATAGAAAGCAGAAACTAACTCAGCGGCAAAAAAGAATGAAACGTGGGACGCATGTAAATAAATATGCAGGAGCGGCATAAATTAAGGAAAACAGAAATGAAGTGCATTCTGCCGTCAGGCGTAAATACTGAAGACTTGCGCAAATATCACAAAAACTGTGATATTTGTGGTGCGCAGATGTCAATGACATCTGCTCTAAGCAGCGGCGAGATATGGAGGGATTCGAATGGCGAGATATATTTGTCGTTCATAGAACATTCGGCAGCGACAGGGCTTATACACGCAGGAAAAGAGGGTTTTCTGATTGCGTCGAAGAACATAGCATGGCCTATACATAGATTGCCTGCGGGTACGGTATTGACTATAACACAAAAGCCAGAGGGGAGCGGCATAAATGCGTAAATCCAGAAGCAAACAAGAAATGAAACAGTTGTTTGGCCGGGTGGTCGCGCGCTACAGGGGTATTTTTAATAAATTACTGAAACGGCAAGGGCAAAACCTAAAAGAAAAGGCAGACTTGCATTTCCTGCCGCCGGACTGGGATGAGCACGGTATCGAGGAGCAGATTCAACAGATGGAGTTATGGAGAAACATCTTCGTCCATGTAATAGGCGGGATGACGCAAGAGCAATTGACTGCGAGAGGGCACTGGTGGACAAGGCAACTGAGGATAACGGACGATATATTAACGGAACTCTACAGCAAAGTAGCAGGAGCGGCTGATTTCTCTTGGCAGAATCTGCGAAGTCCTGGGCCACCCGTGGAGGGAAGATATTGAAAAGGCTTGCGACCTCGTATATAGGCCGCACACGTTGAGAATGGAGATTTGCGGCATTTGCGGCAAGACAAGAGAAATGACTTGGGAATGGAAGGAAGAATGAAATGAGAGTCCCGGAACTTGAGAAATTGAAAAGAGGTGAAGACCCGGATGCGAAAGAGAGGCGCAGGGTACAGCTCGCTTATTGCCAGACGTTTCTGAACAGCGAGACCGGGCAGTTCGTTCTGGAACACATGTGCATGTTGGCCGGATTCTATGAGGAAATCAGAGAGCCGGCGAAGATGATTGAGATGAATTTCATGTTGAAGATATTGAAAATTTGCGGTTTGGATTCGAAACGGCGCAGAGCGAAAATTGTTCAAGAGCTGCGCGCTCTAACAAGGTAGTGATGAGTAGAAATCATGGAGCAAAGAACAGAGTTCATGCAAATAATCTGTGCCAGTATCGCGGGAGGTTGCGATGAAGGTGGCGACTATATTGAGGCCATGCCGGAGCGCGATGTCGAATGGCACGGTTCGAATGACCCTGGGTGGCGCTGCCCATTCTCTAAATACGAGGTGCTTCATGTAGGGTCGCGTTTGTATAAGAGTCAGACGAAAGGTTATCGCAATATACGGTATCGGGACCCAACGACAGGAGAATTAAGCGAACATTATTTGTACGTATCGTAAGGACACTAACAAGTAAATAGGGTTCTTGCCGACGGCCGGCCGGCCGGAAGCGAGCTAAGAAAAGAACAAAGGGCGCGTTGGAGCCAACGATCTGACGCGCCCTTTTTCTTTTGCCCGCAGAAAGAAAGGAAACACTTATGGCCGAAGAAACGACAACTACCGAAACTGAGAATCAAGTTGACTTCAGCGGTATCAACTATGACAGCGTGGTGGAGAATTGTCTAACCCCTGAAGTGAAGGCGACATTGCCGAAGTCCTGGATAAAGTTCAAAGGCAAGCCTCTTGACGAGGTCTTCAAGAGCCACCTGAGCGCCGAGCAGGAGCTTTCGCGCCGGATACGTATTCCCGACGAGAACGCCAGTGAGGTCGAAAGGCGCAAGTTTCACACGCAATTGGGGTGCCCGGAGTCGCCGGAAGGCTACGATTTCGGTGAGATTGCGGATGCCGATCCGGAGTTTGTGAAGTGGGCAAAAGAGAACTTCCACGCCGAGGGGGTAAGTAAAACCAAGGCGACCGGAATCGTGCGGCGGTTCGTGGAGATGACATCGGCCAAGGTCCGCAAACAGAAAGAGGTTGAGGCCAACGCCTTGAAGGAGGCGGAGAAAGACCTGCGCAGCAGGCCGGGCTGGGAGGGCGATAAATACAACGAGCGGCTGGCCACAGCGCAGGCTTGGTATGACCGGCTGTTCGGAAAAGGCGCCGCCCAGATATTCGCCGAGAAGGGCATCAATACGCATCCAATGGTAGTGGCGAACGTCTATGCGCTCGCCGAGCAGTTGGGTGAGGACTTTTTCGTGGGCGGGGCCAAAGGCGGAGGCAAGATGAGTGGGAAACAACTACTGGACCAGATGTACCCGGACGACAAAGGACAACCTACTACATAGACAGGGGGAGAATTCACGATGTGAACTTTCTGTCATTTGAAGCCCTCGGGGAATCGGCCACAGGCCGACCGAGTGTAAGCCTGTAAGACGGGCAAGGGCGACCCCTGCTCTTGTCTTCGACAAGAAGACGCAGGGGAGAATCGACCAAACGAGTTAATGAACGATTTGAAAAAACTTATTTGGGAGATAAACAAATGGCATCAGAAATGGACCTTCGTGAATATTTTACTCTATCCGAACTCAAAAACCGGATGGTGAACAATGAGCTTGTTCAGATCACCGACGTATTGAACACACCCTTGCAGCTTCCGTCTGACCTTGTGATAGGCCGGTGCAGCAGCGGCGACGACGATATTGTTACCCGAAGCCTCTACGAACCGCAGGGCGATGAGGTCAATTACAATCAGGGCCACGTGGTCAAGATCGGGCAGACAGAGCAAGCCACCGAGCATACGGCGATTATCGAGCAGGGCTGGTATATAGAGAAGAAGCTCGCCAAGCGCAGCGGCAATTACAAGCTGGCGCTCCTTCAGGAAGAGAAGTTGCAGGCGAACGGCCTGCGAAAGCTGTGGGCGCAAAGGTTCTTCCACGGCAACAGGGCGACGGCCTCAAGCGGCGGCGCGCATCAGATTAACGGGCTGGCCAATCGCAGTGATTACAATGCTTTGGCATCAGGCACGGCAAGGCCGTGGGTCTTCGACATGGCCCAGGGCGAAACACCGTCGGTCACGGCCAATAAGACGAGCATCTGGTTCGTCAAGCACAGCGAGGAAGGGGTTCGCTGGGTTGCGCCGCAGGGCGCCGAAGACGCCAGCGGTATCAGGCGCGATTACTTCGGCGAAGACGGTCTCGATTACACCGACCCCGTGGATTCCAAGCCCAGGCACATGCGTATCTATCGCGGGATGCTGACGCTTGCCGGCGGCATATCCATCAAAGACCCGCGTGCCGTTGTAGTCGTTCACAACATATCCATGAGCGATTGGGACAACGTGGATGATTTCGACATCATACCGGGCGTGCTCATCGACGCGATGAACTACATGAATGCTTGTACGCAGGAGATTCCGGGCAACGTGGTTTGCTATATGCACCACAGGCTGCGCGCACGTGTCTGGCGTATGCAGCACGACTTGACGTTGACGCGGACAATGAATGAGAACCTGAAAGTGCCGGAGTGGTTTATCGGTGAATATCCGGTCCATTGCTGCGACGAGATTTCGATTACCGGCAGCAAGGTGGAGTAAGAAGTGGCGTAAGAAGCAGCGTAATTAAAAAACAATATTTACAGATAGTTTTGGAGATAGACACATGACTATGGACTTAAGAAATCAGTTTAGTCGCGGCCAGACGGTGTGCAACGCCGGTTCCCAGGCCGGGGATTTTTACCTTCACAAGAACGTTGCCATGCCGCAGGGCGGCGGCGATTTCAAGGCGCTCCGCCTGATTGTCGGGACGGCCTTTGAGGGGCTCGCCTCCGGTATGCGGGTCACAATCGAATCGGACACGGTATACACGTTCAATTCGACCTTGCGAGAAGAGGCGTCTGCGCCGATTCTGCTGCCCGCCCGCCTGACCGCAGGTGCGATTATCGATATTCCGCTGCCGCGCGGCAATCCCGACCTCGACTGGCAGGCTTTCTGGCGGATTTACTACAACCAAATCAGCGAGGTTGCCACCGCCGGTACGATAACAGCGGGGCTTATTTGATGAGTATTTAGTGAACTGCTCGTTGGTTTGATAACCAGCGAGCAGACACTAATCATTGTTTAGGAGATATTAACGTGGAAAAATTTAGTTCATACATCACACAGAATCCGGGCGCCTTCCTCGCTCACCTGAACAAGTTGGTTGACGAGGTGAATGATAACAGCTTGTTACTGAGTCCATCGAAACAGCAGCGTGATAAGGAACTGGCGAAGATACAAGCGGAAGAGGACGCCCGGTTGGGAAAAGAGGCCAAGGCCAAAGCTGCGGCCGAGAAGAAAGCTGCGGCGGCGCAAGCCGAAGCTGAGGCTATTGCCGAGGCCGAGAGAATAGTGGCCGAAGACGAGGCTAAGGCCAAGGCGCTTGTCGATGCGAAGAAACTACTCAAGGAGAAACAACTATGACACCCAAAATTAGAAGGAAACTATTAGTATTAACGATTTTACTGTTCTTCACCGGGACCGCGTTTGCGGCCATGACCAATACCATCAAGCTGCTTCCGAAATCTACGTGGTGGAAGCAGCAGACGTGGTATCAGGATGAGGCGCAGCGATGGGCCAGAGAAGTTGAGGATGTCCTTGAGAACTGGACGATAGCTGCCGAGGGTGACGATAAGATCACGTTCCCGACCAACGGCCTGACGATAGATAACGCGA